CTCGACAAGCAGAACCTGTTTTCCGACGCTCAGGCCATCACTGCCGATGCCGCCTCGACCAACACCATCGACCTCGGAGTCCCCGGCACTCCGGTCGGCGCTGCCGCTCCGCTGGCTCAGGACGTCGGCCTGTCCGACATCCCGCTGCTCATTCAGGTGGTCGAGGCGTTCGCCGATCTGACCAGCCTGACCATCAAGGTCCAGACCGACGACAACACCGGCTTCTCTAGCGCGAAGGACGTCCTCACCGTCACCGTGCCCCTGGCCAGCCTCGTCGCCGGCTACATCGCTCCGATCGACCGCATTCCCCGCGGCACCACCGAGCGTTACCTGCGTCTCTACTACGACGTCACCGGCACCAGCCCGACCGCCGGCAAAATCACCGCTGGCGTCGTCGCCGCCGTTCAGTCCAACGACTGATTCGCGGCGTCTGTGCAACGATTCCTGATCTCTGATGAGGTGTCCCATGAAGGTGCGTGCGACCAAGCGCGGTTACTACGGTGCCATTCTCCGCGAGCCCGGCGAGGTTTTCGAACTTCGGCGCGACGCGGACTTCTCCAAGAACTGGATGGTCGTCGAGGCCGCCAAGCCTGCCGCTCCTGGCGGCGATGTCAAGCCCGGCGGCGATGCCAAGCCCGGCAAACCCAAGAGCCCCGGCAAGCCGACCGACGCCTCTGCCCCGGCCGACTTCAACGGCACGATCTGAGACTGACGCGGGTGTGCGCATGTGGGGCTCTGGTTGGCGGACCGGAGCCCCACGCACGCCGCGACAAGGAGCGATCCAGTGTCTGCCTCCAAGATTCAGATCGCAAACATGGCCTTGGCTGCGATCGGGATCAACCGTCCGATCGCCAGTTTCGATGAGTCGAGCCAAGAGGCTCAGCAGATCAATCTGTTCTACGCACAGGCCCGGGACCGCGTCTTGCGTGACGCACCTTGGCCGTTCGCCACAAAGTACGCCGCTGGTCAGCTGGTGTCATTGTCCGAAGGACAGGACTGGGAGCATCAGTGGGAGTTCAGCTACCGCTACCCGACCGACTGCATTTTTGTCCGTCGCGTGTGTACGGTCACGGGCCGGCAGGACGCTGATTCTCCCCCGTTCCAGATCGGGCACGATTCGGCGGGCAGGCTGATCTACACCGATCAGGAATCGGCGATCTTCGAATACACGGCCCGCATCGAGGACACAAGCCGCTATGACGCGGCGTTCGTCGATGCGTTGACGTGGCGGCTGGCGTGGTACATCGCCATGCCTCTGGCGGTCAGCGACTCCCTGAGGTCCCGAGCGGACCAGCAGTACCGGGCAGCCATCAGCGAGGCCAAGGCGATCGCGGCCAACGAGCGGCGCAAGGATACCGAACCGATCTCCGGGTCGATCAAGGCCCGCGCGTGAAGGAGTGACAGGTGCCCAGCGCGATCCAGCGTAGTTTCTCCGGCGGCGAGATTGCCCCGTCGCTCTACGCGCGTGTCGACCAGAGCAAGTACTACACGGGCCTCCGGACCTGCCGCAACTTCATTGTCATGCGAGGCGGCGGCGTGACGAATCGCCCCGGCAGTGAGTTCATCACGGAGGTCAAGGACTCCACCAAGGCGGTGCGGCTGATCCGGTTCGCGTTCAATTCGGAACAGACCTACGTTCTGGAGTTCGGGCATGAATACATGCGGGTGATCCGGGCCGGCGTCCAGATCGAGAGCGGCGGGAATCCCTACGAGATTGTCACCCCGTACCAAGAGGATGATCTGGCCGATCTCCAGTACGTGCAATCCGGGGATGTCGTGACGATCGTGCATCAATCCTACGCCCCCCGCGAGCTGCGGCGTGCTGGGCATGACTCGTGGACGCTGGAGGAGATCAGCTTCGAGCCGAGCATCGACCGGCCCACCGGCATCACGGGCACGAATCCGAACAACGGATCGACTCAGATCCGCTACGCCGTCACCGCCGTCAAAGAGGACACCTACGAAGAGAGCCTTGTCGGGGCCGGGGCGGAAAAGACCATCACCGGCGCGACGAAGGCCAACCCGGTCGTCATCACCTGCACGGGTCACGGGTTCGCCACCAACGATGTCGTCCGCATCAAAGACGTGGGCGGCATGGTGGAACTCAACGGCAACACCTACACCGTCACGGTCATCAACGCCAATTCGTTCTCCCTCAATGGCGTCAACGGGACCGGGTACACGACGTACACATCGGGCGGGAAGGCGTGGTCGGACTACGTGTGGGCGAGCGTGGACATTGCGACGGCGCCATCGAGTGCGGCACCGATCACCGTCTCATGGACGGCTGTGGCCGGGGCGGTCGAGTACAACATCTACAGGACCAAGAACGGGGTCTACGGCTTTGTCGGGACCGTGCCTGCCGTGGCTGTGGGCAATCCCTCGTTTGTGGACGATGGCGTGGAGCCTGACACCACCGACACGCCACCGGTGTACCGGAATCCGTTTGAGTCGGCCTACCCTGGGGCTGTGGCCTACACGCAGCAGCGGCTGGCGTTCGGGGCCACGGAGGATCAGCCGGAAAAGATTTGGCTTTCCCAGACGGGCAACTTTCACAACTTCAACATCCGGTCGCCGATTCAGGATGACGACGCGGTGACGTTTTCTGTCGCGGGTCGGCAGGTCAACGCTGTGCGGCATCTCTTCGAGGTCGGGCGGCTCGTCGTGCTGACGTCTGGAGGCGAGTGGACCGCAGACGGTGACGCTGACGGGGTGCTGAGGCCGACCGCCATCAATCTGCGTCAGCAGGGCTACAGCGGGGCCAGTCGGCTGGCTCCGATTCTGATCGGCAACAGCGCCCTGTACGTTCAGGCGCGAGGCTCGGTCATCCGCGATCTGCGGTACGACCTTGAGTCGGACGGTTACGCGGGCAAAGACCTGACCGTGTTTGCCGACCACCTGTTCGACGGCTACTCGATCGTGGACTGGGACTTCGCCCAGATTCCTCATTCGGTGGTGTGGGCCGTCCGCAACGACGGGGCACTGCTGGGCCTGACCTACATCCGCGAGCACGATGTCTGGGGCTGGCATCGGCATGACACGTCGGGCCTGTTCGAGAACGTCTGCGTCGTGCCCGAGGGCGACGAAGATGCGGTGTACGTGGTCGTCAAGCGGATGATCGACGGCGCGTCCAAGCGTTACATCGAGCGGTTCAAGTCGCGTCGGTTCGCTGAAATTGCCGATGCGTTCTTCGTCGATTCGGGCCTGAGCTACGACGGCCGCAACACCGACGCCGGCCGAACCGTCACGCTGACTGGCGGCACGACGTGGACGCCGAGTGAAACCCTCACGCTCACCTGTTCGGCCAGTTACTTCCAGACGTCGGACGTGGGCAACGAGGTCCACCTGACGGTCGGCGCTGACACGCTGCGATGTCGCATCACGGCCCGGGCGTCGGGGACTCAGGTTTCGGTCCGGGCTCACAAGGACGTGGCGACGGCGTTTCGTGGGGTGGCCATCAGCGACTTTGCCATGGCGGTCGATCAGGTGTCCGGACTGGACCACCTTGAGGGCGAGACGGTGTCGATCCTGGCGGACGGGAACGTCGATCCGCAGCGGGTCGTTGAAAGCGGGGCCATCACCCTGAGCCGTCACTACGCGGTGATTCACGCCGGCCTGCCGATCGAGGCGGACATTGAGACGCTGTCGATGGACAACCCCAACGGCGAGACGCTGACCGACAAGCGGAAGCTGATCGGTGAGGTGTCACTGATGGTCGAGTCGAGCCGCGGCGTGCTGATCGGGACCGACGAGAACCACCTGACCGAGCACAAACAGCGATCGGGCGAAGGGTGGGACAAGCCGGTTGAGCCTGCTACGAGAACGATCAAGGTGAACGTGTCGTCAAGCTGGGACGACAATGGCCGCGTGTTCGTCCGGCAGTCTGATCCGCTGCCGCTGACTGTGCTGGCGATCGTTCCGTCCGGCGTTGTGAGTGGGTCACGATGAACAGGTCGAGGAGCTGACCATGGGTGTTGAATCAGCCATCATGGGCATGTCTGCGGCCAGCACCGCTTCTGGTGCGATGGGGTCGATTTTCAACGGATCGAACGCCAAGAAGCTCGCCAAGTACAACGCCAAAGTCGCCACCATGCAGGCCGACGACGCGATCGTCCGTGGCAAGGAGGCGGAGTATCGCCAGCGGCAGAGTGTTCGTGGCATGATCGGGGCCCAGCGTGCGGCATTCGCTGGCCAGGGTGTGGACGTCAACGACGGGTCGGCGCTGGAAGTCCAGATGGACACGGCGAAGATGGGGGCTTTGGACGCGGTGACGATCCGCAACAACGCCGCGCGTGAAGCGTTCGGATACCAGGCTCAGGCGTCCGGCTTCAAGATGCAGGGTCAGGCTGCGGCAAGCGAGGGCGTCCAAGGCGCGTTCGGCACGATCCTCGGCGGTGCGTCGAACGCAGCGATGCTGCGGTACTACATGGGTCCGGCGAAGGGGGTCAAATAACATGCCCACCGTCCCCACCTATGGCGGCCAGAAGGTTCAACAGCAGGGCTTGGGCACGCCATACCTGCCGGAGTCTGCGGCTCCGCGCGACACCGGGGCCGTTGCTCGCGGGCTGGGTCAGGCGACGGACGCCATATCTCGGATCGCCATGACTGAGCGTGATCGGGCTGACGAGGCCACGGCACGCGCCAACGCGGCCATGGTGGACGAAGCGACGAACGGACTGTACCAGTTCGAGCAGACGCGGATTTTCGACGCCAAGGCGGGCCTGCTGGCTCAGCGTGGCAAGAACGCGATCGGTGCGGCTCAGTCGGTCTACGCCGACTACGACAAGCAGGTGTCCGAGATTGCCGCAGGTCTGGCCAACGAGTACCAGCGGCAGGCGTTCAACCAGCGTGCGACCAGGTTCCGGATGGAGATGGCCCGCCGTGTGGAGTCTCATGTTGCCGGGGAAACAGTCGCCTACGAAAAGGCGATGACGACGGCTCAGATTGAGAACTCGGCTGCTGCGGCCATCGCCAACTATGACGACCCTGACCGCGTCCGGCTCGAGTTGTCGAACCAGACGGCGGCGATCGTGAAGTCGTTGGAAGGTCAAGACCCGGCTGTCGTCAAGGCTGCCGTCGAGAAGGCTAGTGGGGTGACGCATGTGGGTATTATCGAACGGATGATTGCCAACGGGAAGGACGAGCAAGCGAAGGCGTACTTTGACGCTAACAAGGGCCTGATCCCCGGCGACAAGCTGGCCGACATGGAGGCGAAGATCGAGCAGGTCGGAGCCCTGGGGCGTGGCCAGCGCATCGCCGATGGCCTGATGGCTCTGACCGCCAGCGAGTCCGATGCGGTCAACCGTGTGCGTCAGGATGTTTCGGATCCCAAGGTCCGGGACATCGCCATCACCGAGATCAAGCAGCGATGGGCTGAAAAGCGGCGCGTGGAGGCCGATCAGAATCAGGAGCTGTTCAACAGTGCGTGGCGTCAGCTTGAGAACGCCGGCGGTCAGGTCGATCGAATCCAGCGGGCAGGGTGGACCCAGCTTGCCCCTGATCAGCAAGAGGCACTGGAGCGCCGTGCCGAGCAGCTGCGTGAACGCAAAGAGCCGGTGATGGATGATGCGACCTGGGCGAGGTACGACGCGATCCGGATGCAGGCGATCAACCCTGAGACTCAGGCGGAGTTCCTGCGGCGCGACCTGCTGCTGGAGCGTCACAATCTGCCCGCCGCCGAGTTCCGGCAGTTGTACGACATGCAGCAGTCGATGCGTCAGCAGGCTGTCAATGGTCGGGGCGGCGAGAAGGCCGAGAAGTTGCTGGCGGGTATCCGAACGTCTGATCAAGTTGCGAACGATGCATTGGCTGCCGTGGGCCTCGATCCGGCGGTCAAGCTCGACGACGACGAGGATCAGTACAAGCAGGTGCTCCTGTTCCGTCGATCGCTTGACAATGAGGTCGCGCAGTTCCAATTGAGCGAGGGCCGGGAAGCATCCCCTCTGGAGGTGCAAGCCATCGCCGACCGCCTGCTGATCAAGAATCGGATCAAAGAGACGTTCCTCGGTCTGGACTTCCTCAACCCGGACACCGAGAAGTTCGCGTTCGAGGTCGAGCCGTCCGACGTGCCCGCGAAGGACCGCGCGGAGATTGTCAAGGCCTTGAGGTCCAAAGGCAGACCCGTGAACGAGTCCAACATTCTGGTCGTCTATCGACTTAAACTGAGCCAAAATGCCCAATAACGAGTACGACAACATCGTCAGCGGCATGCCCGCTACGCCCGAAGTCAACGAGTACGAGGCCCTGCTGGACCGGCAGGAGCAGGCGGCCCGCGTGCGGTTCAATGCGTCGGCCTACCTGTCGGCGGGGATCAACCCAGACCAGCGGGCCAAGGCTATCAATCTGGCCAAGAGGAGCGGTTTGCCTGCGGACGTGGTGGAGCGGAATCTCCCGGAGGTCGAGCGTCAAGTCTACATGCGGGACATGGCTGGGCTCTACGAGCGGTCGCCGAAGCTGGGGAACTGGCTCCAGGTCAAAGACAACTTCGGCATCGCCAAAGACGATCTCGACGCGCTCGAGGAGCTGGCCAAGATCACTGTCACCGATGAAGAGATTGCCGACGCCTCGCTGGGTGATGGCATGTTTTCGCCCGAGGTCCGTGACAGCCTGCGGCGAATGGCGACTGAGTCCGGCATGACGGTCGAGCGTGATTCGGCTCCGATCAATTTCCGCAAGCCCGTGTCCCGGCTCGTGTCGTTCCTGCGGATGGCGACACAGTTCGGGCCTCAAGGGTCACTGCCGGTTACACAGGAGGAGCAGAAGGCGACGGAACAGTGGGTCGCCGAAGGCGAGGATAGAAGCAAGATTTACCTCCCGTCCGACCCCAAGGGTGTCGCGGAAACGATTGTCCAGTTGGCTGAAACCCCCGAGAAGCTGGCGCCGTTCCTCGCTGCGGCTCCAGAGGCTCAGGCGGCGTTTGACCTGTACGGGGCCATGACGCGGTTTTCAGCCGGGGAGGAGACGCCGGCTGACTTGAAGCTCCTGCTCCAGTTCGACAACGATGTCCGGCGTGGCTCGACGTTCATGGGCGGCGTGGCCGACATCGTCGTCCAGCTCCCGGCGTTTGCTGGCGAGTTGGCCCTGACGGGCGGCATCTACACAGCGGCACGCAAGGGCGTGACGAATGGCTCCATTGCGTTCCTCACGGACTGGATGAGCAAGGTGGCCGGTCGCCGGATCGGCATCACCATGGGGCGGCGTGCGGCGGCGATGGTAGGCGCGGCTGGCGGTGCCGCGGTACAGGCCCAAGTCGCTCTTGCTCCCAGGGCGGTGGGTGAGGTCATCAGCCGCATGACACCGGCGGTCGGCGCGGAAGTGATGGACGACGGCACGATCCAACGGACGATCCTTGACCCCGGCGATGGGTTCGTCGAGGCTCTGGCCAAGGCCGGGCTCGGGAACACGATCGAGGTCTGGACCGAGCGGTCGGCGGGTGGGCTGATCCAGAAGGGCATCTCGAAGATTCCGCTGGCCGACAAGGTCGCGGCTCTCAAGACATGGGCGGCGGTTCGGTGGCTGCGGCAGAACCCGACCAGCACCTTCGCCCGTTTCACGTCGAAGCTGGGGCAGGCGTCGGGCTGGAACGGCGTGCTGGCCGAAATTGGCGAAGAGGAGGTCGCCAAGGCCGTCCGCTACGCCACGACGCTGGACGACACCTACGAGTTCACGACGGCTGACGAGTTCATGCAGCAGTTCGTTGCGTTCGCCATGGTTCCCGCCGGCGGTGCGACCCTCAACGCGGCTCTGGCGGGCCGGTACGAGGCTGTCAACGCTCAGCGGCAGCAGTCGTTCTTCGAGGCCCTGTCCAGCACGGTCGCCAAGTCCAAGGTCCAGCAGCGGCTCCCGGATCGGATGCAGTCGCTGGTGAACGATCTGACGAAGGACGGGCCGGTTGAGAATGTCTACATCCCGGCTCAGGCATGGACCGAGTATTTCCAGTCGGTTGGGCAGGACCCGCGCAAGGTTGCTGAGGAGGTGCTTGGCGACGGGGCGGCTTACGATCAGGCGGTCGAGGCAGGGCATGATCTGGTAATCCCGACCGGAGCCTACGCCGCCAAGATCGCGGCGACGGACGCTCACCGTGGGCTGGCGGATGACCTGCGGCTGTCTCACGACATGATGACGCCGCGCGAGGCTAAGGCGTGGGTGGAGGCCCAAGCCGAAGCCCAGCAGGGCCAGCAGGCGAAGTCTGGTGCGGAAGATGATTTGGCGGCGGATATCCGCAAGGGCGTGGTAGCTCAGCTTGTGGAGTCAGGCTTCAATGCGGGCACGGCTGAACAGTACGCATTGTTGCTGGAGCGCGGCTTCAATGCGATGGCGTCTCGGGTCGGGATGTCTGCAAAGGACTTGTTGGAGCGGTACGCCCCGCGTTTCGTCCGGGACATTCAGGAGCGGGCAAAGAGCCAGTACGATCAGTTTGATGAAGTGCTGGAGGACAGCAACCCCAAGATTCAGCCTGCGGTCAAGACCTACAGCCGCAAGGCCGTCCGCGAGTGGTTGAAGGACAACCCGTACTTCCAACTGTCGGCGCGTGAGGCGATGGAAGTGCTGATGCTCGATTACGGCAGAGACAACTACGACAACACGCTGGAGAGCGATACGCTCACGATCTCCGCGGACGAGTTCGAGGGCTTGACGACGGAGCAGAAGTCCAGGATTCGCGCCCTTGGCATCGGCGTCAACAACGATGCAGCCGAGGATCAGCGTGGCAGGTGGGGCCGAACCTACGAAGCCGCCATCGAGGAAGCGATCAAAGGCGAGGGGCAGCGGCTTGAGGACCGCGTCGACGAGTGGCTGCGTGATTCGTCTACCCCGCCCGACATGCTGATGTACGCGTGGCTCTACCGCAACGCCGTCAGCCGCAAAGATCAGGAAGCCCCGCTCGACATGATCGAGTCAAAGAGGCTGTTCCACGGCCACGAGATGACGATCTACGGCCGCCCGTTTTCGGTCGAGAACGGGAACTTGGTGGGTGAAGATATCAGCGTTCCGCTCGACGCGCTGGAGCAGGTTCCGTTCGATCGCGGCTCGCTGAAGGTGAACGAGGAGAAGGCGGCGGAGGGGGTGATGTTTCAATCCGCCCCCAACGACGAAAAGCGTGGCTCCATCCGCTGGGGCGAAGATCGCAAGATGACGATCCGGTTCACGGAGAACGCCGATCTTTCGACGTTCCTGCACGAGTCGGGGCATATGTTCCTTGAGGTGTTTGCTGATCTCGCTCAAGACGCGGCGGCGACTGAGGACGTGAAGGCTGACTGGCAGACGATCCTGGAGTTTCTGGAGGTCAAGAGCAGGGACGAGATCACCGTCAAGCACCATGAAAAGTGGGCTGAGACGTTCGAGAACTACCTGCTCAATGGCGACGCCCCGTCGTCGTCGCTGCGCCGGGCGTTTGCTGCGTTTCGCGTGTGGCTGCTGGCGATCTATCGTTCCATGGCTGGCCGCCGTGCGAACATCTCCGACGAGGTTCGGGCCGTCATGGACCGCATGGTCGCCACACAGGAGGAGATCGACGCTGCCGAAACAGAAGCTGGCGTGGCTCCGGTGTTCGAGTCGGCTGCCGCCGCAGGCATGACCGACCAGCAGTTTGCGGCGTACACGGAAGCTGTGGCCGATGCTCGCTTGGCTGCTGAGGAGGAGGTCCAGCAGCAGGTGATGCACTCGATCGCGCGTGAGCGGAAGAAGTGGTGGAAAGAAGAGAAGGCGAAGATTCGTCAGGATGTCGAGCCCGAGTTCTACCCGATTCCCGAGTACGTCGCTCTGGCTCATCTCCAGCACGGCAAGCTGCCTGACGGCAACCCTGTCCCAGGCAACCCGGTGAAGCTGTCCAAGGCGTCTCTGGTCGAGCGGTATGGCGAACACATCCTCAAGAAGCTCCCCGGTCCTCGCAATCCCAGCCATGGCGGACCCTACATTTACTCGGCCACCGGCGGCGTTGACGTGGATGTCGCCGCCGAGCTGTTCGGCTTCGCCAGCGGTGACGTGCTGGTGGAGACGCTGATTCGCACTGTCCCGATGGAAGCGGCAATCCGGGCGGAGGTTGACCGCAGGATGCTGGAGAAGTACCCGGACCCGGCCATGGATGGTTCCATCTCCGAAGCGGCTCAGAAGGCCGTCCACGGCGAAAAGCGGTCCAAGGTGCTGATGCTGGAACTCAAGCATTTGTTCGAACGTCGGCAGTCGGTGTTCCGCAACGTGGTCCGCAAGGTCGCTGGCGGGCCTCTGCGTGTGCCGAACCTGATGGCCATCCGTGGTCAGGCTATGGGCATCGTGGCCGGCCAGAAGGTCCGGGACATCAAGCCTGGCCTGTACCTGCGGGCTCAGGCTCGGGCGTCCAAGGCGGCGGTGGAAGCGATGCTGTCTGGCGACTTGGAGGAGGCGTTCAAACAGAAGCAGAAGGAACTGCTCAACCACGAGTTGTACCGGGCGGCGGTCGAGGCCCGGGACGCGGCCAAGAAGTACGCCAAGTTCATGCGCCGGTTCGAGACGGCGTCGGTTCGGCAGAAAATCGGCAAGGCCAAGGGTGACTACCTCGAACAGATCGACGGCTTGATGCGGCGGTACGAGTTCGCCACGGTCACACTCAAGCAGCTCGACAAGCGCGAGGGCCTGCGGAAGTGGATCGAACGCCAGAAGGAGCAGCAGGGCGACGACTTCCAATTCGACATCGACGAGCGGCTGCTCGATGAAGCCGACCGCGAGAACTGGCGTGAAATGCCGCTGGAGAAGCTGGAGGCCGTCTATCTGGCCGCCAAGCAGCTTGAGCATCTGGCCGATCTCAAGAACACCCTGCTCAAGCAGAAGGAACTGCGGGACCTGGACGAGGCCCTGACAAAGGCCGAGGCATCGATCCGCGAGAACGTTCCCAAACGGCGTCAGGTCAATATCGCCTCCGAGCGGACGAAGCTGGACAAAGTCATCGACGGCGTCGAAGGGTTCCTTGCGGCGCATCGGAAACTGTCGTCGTGGGCTCGCCAGATGGACGGCGACGAGGACGGCGGCGTGCTGTGGCAACTGCTTGTGCGTCCGCTCAACGAGGCGGCGGACAAGGAAGTTGAGATGAAGCAGTTGGCGGCGGACAAGATCAAGAGCCTGTTCGATGCGTGGGGCAAGTCTGAAAGCCTCGGCAAAAAGGTCTACGTCGAGCAGATCAAGCGGTCGCTGAACCTTGAGTCCAGGCTGTGCGTGGCCCTGAACTGGGGCAACGAGGGCAACCGCGAACGCCTGATGTCCGGCGAAGGGTGGGACGAGGCGCAGGTTCAGGCCGTCCTCGACACGCTGGACGAGTCGGACTGGGGACTGGTTCAAGGCATCTTCGACATGATCAACGAGTATTGGCCGGAGATCGCGGCCCTTGAAACCCGCGTCAAGGGTGTGCCACCCGAAAAGGTGGAGGCCGCCGAGATCGTGACGAAGTTCGGCAAGCTGGCCGGCGGGTACTTCCCGATCGCCTATGACTCTGATCGGTCGCCCAAAGCAGGTCAGCTCAACGAGCAGTCGCTGGCCAAGCTCTACTACCTCGGCCGGGCGACGAGCGCAAGCACGAAGAAGAACCACGTAAAGGAGCGTGGCGAGGGCCTGGGCAAGCCGCTTCTGCTGTCGCTGGATGTGGTGAGCACGCATGTCGCACAGGTCATTCACGACCTGACGCACCGCGAAGCCGTGATGGACTTCAACAAGCTGCTGAGGAACGATCGGTTCGCCACGTTGATTCAGGATCATATGGGACCGAAGGTGCTCCGGGAGATGCGCACGCTCATTCAGGATGTGGCGATTGCCGATCTTGCCGACAGCGGTGCGGACAAGTTCCTCAGGTGGGTCCGCAACGGCGTCAGCATCGCCACGACCGGTTTCAGCGCGTCTACCGCCGTGATGCAGGTTACTGGCGTCGGCCAGTCGATGCGGCGTGTCGGCGTCAAGGCGTTCAATCGGGCTGTGGTCCGGGCGTTCCATGATCCGAGCCGCGCTGAGTCGGTGTTCGAGTTCATTCAGGCCCGGTCGAGCTTTATGAAAAACCGCGCCACCACCCAGATCCGAGAAGCCAGCGAGGTCTTGAATCAGGTCCGCGGCAACGACTGGCATCAGAACGTGCAAGCCTGGGCGTACTACATGACGACGCGGTCGCAGTTGATGATTGATATCCCCACGTGGCTGGCCGCATACGAGAACGCCCGTGCAAAGAACAGGTCGGAAGAAGATGCATCTGCGATGGCTGATCAGGCGGTGATCGACGCTCAGTCGTCGGGCCTGCGGAAAGACCTGTCCGGCGTCCAGCGCAGTCGGATGTTTCAGGCGTTCACCGTGTTCTACGCCTACTTCTCTGCGACCTATCAGGCGACGGCGGAATCCATCGCGGCGGCCCGGAGAAACGAGTGGTCACCCGCTGCCATCGCCAAGCTCGCCGGAGACTTCATCCTGCTCTACTCGCTGCCGGCGGCGATGGTCGCTGCGTCGCGTGCCCTCATGTCGTCCGGAGACGATGACGACAATGATGGGTTCGTGTCGATCATGATCAAGGAACATCTGTCGATGATGGCGGGCAACTTCCTCGGTATCCGCGACCTGGCTGGAGCCTTTGAAGGATACCGCTACAGCGGGCCTGCTGGTCTTGGCGGGTTCAAGGCTGCCAGCGACCTGATCATGCAGGTCGGTCAGGGCGAACTCGACTGGGGGCTTTTCAAGGCCGCCGCCAAGACCTCGGGCATCCTGTTCCATCTTCCGACCGGGCAGGCTGTCAAGACGATCGAAGGCATCGTCTACATGTCCCAGCATGGCGGTGATCCAAGGCCGCTGCTGTTTGGGCCACCGAAAGATAAATGAGAAAATCACATTGGGTTGATATACTCGCATCATGGTGAATCGCATCAGAGGTGACGACATGACCGTACAGAACACCAACCGGCGAAACGACTACACCGGCAACGGCGCGACGGACACCTACGACTACACATTCCGCATCTTCGACGACGCCGACCTGCTGGTCACCGTCCGCGATACCGACGACATTGAAACAGTGCTGGCACTCGGGGACGATTATACCGTCACCGGGGCCGGAGACGCGGGCGGCGGGTCCATCACGCTCACAGCGGGCAATCTGGCTGACGGCTACAAGCTGACGCTGCGGTTGAACGTGGCGATGCTCCAGGAGACGGATTACCGCAATCAGGGGGCGTTTTTCGCTGAGACGGTGGAGACGGCTCTGGATCGCGTCACGATGATCTCCCTGCGTCAGCAGGACGAGATTGACCGATCGCTCAAGCTGCCGGAAACCGTGGTCGGCGTGTCAACGTCGCTGCCTGTCCCGGCGGCCCTCAAGGTGCTGCGCTGGAACAGCGACGGCGACGGCATCGAGAACGTCGCTCTCGGATCGACCGAATTGGCGGTCCCGGCGGATGCCTCGGTGACGCCTGCAAAGCTGTCGGACATCACCCCGGCGACGAACCTGCTTCCCTACCTGTCGTCATCGACCACGTGGGCTACCACCACCCTGACGGCGGCGGGCCGGGCACTGCTGGACGACGCGGACGCTGCGGCTCAGCGGACGACCCTGGGCCTTGGAACCGTAGCGGTGGAGAACACCGTCCCCGTGGCCAAGGGCGGGACGGGTCAGACGACAGCGGCCGGGGCGTTCGATGCCATCAAGCAGGACGCAACCACCTCAGCGACCGGCGTGGTGGAACTGGCGACATCGGCGGAGACCAAGACCGGGACCGATGCGGGGCGCGTGGCTCCGGTGGGGACGATCAAGCATCATGCAGGCGTAGCGAAGGCGTGGGTCTACTTCACCATCTCCGGCGGCGTGCCGTCGATTCAGGCCAGCGAGAACGTCACCGACATCACCGACAACGGGGTCGGCGACTACACGATCACCTTCACGACGCCGTTTGCGAATACAAACTTTGCGGCGGTGGCCATGGTGCGAGACACGAGCACAACGGTCGGCATCGCCTATGAGTTTGCCCGCACCACGGGGTCCGTCAGAATCAAGACGTCCTACGGCAACACGAATCCCTCTTCGGTGGATCAGGCTGCCGTCAGCGTCATTGTGTTTGGCCATCAGGTGTGATGGCTTCGTCTGTCCGTTCAACCCATCATCCATCAGGTGTGATTCATGGACGATCTGAACGCTCGCATGGAGTCTCTGGAAGCGCGGATCGGCGATCTGGTCAGCCAGATGCAGGCCCAATCCGACCAGCTCAAAGCCCAGTCGGACACCATCGCCAAGATGGCTGAGGTCATCCATGCGTGGGACAGCGTGAGGGGCTTCGTCACTACGGTTTCGATCCTGTCGCGGGTGCTCCGGTGGGTGCTCTGGATCGCCGTCACCTTGGGGGCGATCTACTCGCTCGTCCGAACCGGGGTGTGGAAGCCGCCGATCGCGCCTTGAAATTCATCGCGGGTGTTGAGATAATCGCAACTCGCTATCCCGTTCACCCCCTCTGGAGCCAAGCCATGAAGAGCCGCAAGACCACCCTGATGGGCATCGCCGCGATCCTCACCGCTGGAGCGTCCGCATTCTCGGCATTCGCCGGCGGCGGCGTCGAGGCCATCGACTGGGCCTCCACGATCTCCGCTGTCATGGCCGGCCTGGGCCTGATTTTCGCGCGGGACAACAACGTCACGTCCGAACAGGCCGGGGCAAAGTGAGCTTCGGGCTGCTGGAGTCCATCGCCTACGCCATCGCTCGTGGCGTGGCGCGGGCGTATTTCGATGTCCTTCGGGAGGGCCGCACAGGTGTCGAAGAAACTGTCAACGATGATGATCGTCGCCGTGCTGCTCGCCTCCGCGATGCTATCCGGCTGCATCACCCCGCAGGCGTCGATCCCAAACCCGACGATCCCGCACCGCGTGGCGGAAGAGGCTGAGGTCGTCATCTGGGTGAGACGCAAGGACGTGCTGACTGCGGAGCGTGTCCGGGTACTCCCCGGCTGGTGGCTGTCGGGGCCGGGGGTACTCGGCGAATAACAACCGCACATGTTTCCTTTCGCTTCGTCCGGCTACCCGTTTGCCTCGCGGGAGCCGGATTTTTTTATGGCCTCGCCCACGATCTGCGATGCCGCCGATGCCGCGTCCGTCATCAGGAATGCGTACCGCTTCGTGGTCTGGGCCTGACGATGGCCGAGAAGCTGGCCCACTGTTTCGAGGGCCAAATTGCGGCCGAGCGCGACCGATGCGTAGTACCGCCGCAGGTCATGGATGCGGAGGTTCGTGATGCCAGCTCGTCGGATCAGGTCGGACCACAACCCTGTCGGACACTGCATTGGCCTACCGCGTCGGCGTCCGCAGATGATGTAGGGGTTCCCGGTCTGTCGCGGCAGTTCCCGCAAGACCTCTCGCGCGTAGCTGTTCAGCGGGACGATCTTGGCCCCGCCCTTGGAGTCTGGCAGGTGCAAGCCGTCGCCGGTGACCCAGTCCCATCGGGCGTGCATGATCTCGTTCAGACGACAGCCCGTGAAGATGAGCAGTGCGACCAAGGCTGCAAAGTACGGTTGGTCGGCCCGGACGTCCTGTAGAGCCGCCAGAAGCCGGGAAGCCTCGTCCGGCTGGGGGTATCTGCGCCGCTGGTGCTCCTTGTACCGGCGAACGCGGACCGGATTGGCGTCGATCCAGCCCCAGTCCGTCGCCATCTCGAACGCCTTGTGGAGAACGGCGACCATTCGGTTCGCCTGATACGGGGTGTCCCGCATCTTGAGGTGCAAGGCCGATACGTCGTCCCGGGTCACGTCGGACAGGTTCAGACGCCCCAGCGTCGGCAGGATGTGCAAGTCGATGATCCTGGCGTAGTCCGTCCAAGTTCGGTCCTTGATGTGCGGGCGATGCTCCCGCTCGAACCGCTCCATCATCTGTGCCACCGTGCGGCGGCTGCGGCGATGCACCGCGGCTGGGTCTTCCCCGCGTGCGACTGCGACCAGCATCTCCCGTGCGAGTTCACGCGCCTCGGTGCGGGTCATGATCTCGAGGTTGCCCAGCTTCGGTCGCCGCTGCCGGCCCGTCCGGGTGCGGTAGTAGAGATACCATGCGGAGCCTCGCTGGTTCGTTCGCAGAGCCAGCCCCGGCACTTTGCCGTCGGGATCTGATGTGCGGCCAGAAGCTGCGGCGGGTAGCACTGGGGTAGCAGATTTTCGTGACATGGCGTGACCTCGGGTGTGTTGCGGGTAGTCACAAGTCATAGCCTTAGTTGGCTTTAATGGCAAGCCGTGGATTGCCGTGAATTGGCTTTAACTGACTCTGGATCAGCTAGTCCAGGTTCGAATCCTGGTTCCCCAGTTCTGACGTAAAGCCTTGCGGATACGCGATAAGTGAGACATGACGAACGGATAAAATGAGATCGCCGGGAATGTGCGGGGTAGCAGGCGGGGTAGCATCAGGACGGCGAGTAGAGGTGGTCGTAAGTCGGGTACTCGTCCAGTGCCCCGGCTGATCCGCGAAGGCTGATGCCTTCGTAGCTTGAATCGCCGGTGTGCGAGTTGCGGATGCGGCGGATGCGCTGGAATGCCGCCGTCAGGTCGCGGCTAAACACGTTCTTGGCTGTCGGATGTTTGCCCTCGGACTCGCACCACGTTTTCCATGCCGCATACAGTTCGTCCGTCGAAACACGGTGTCCCGAGCAGACCTCGCATCGGTCGCGAACGAACGCCGACACCGGACTCGCCAAGTCGTCCATCTCCTGAAGCATCTGCTCTGAGATGGTGGGCTGCTTGAACCGGCCGCGTTCCTTCAGGCGATGCCAACCCTCGATCGCCCAGTTCAGGATGCCCGGCAGTTCCTCAAGCAGGCGCGGCGTCAGTTTTGGATCTTCGCGCCCATAGAACGACTCCTCCAGCTTGAGCATAACGAACCGGCCCACGAGTGCCCCGGATGCGTCGGCGAACCGTGGCAGCTCATTCGAGAGGAACGTGAACCGGGTCGGGAGTTTCATCGTGGCGTGATTCGTGTACATGCGTCGGATGGTCAGGGTGTCCTCGCCGCTGATGCACAGCAGACGCTCGGTGATGATCTGGATGTCATTGCCGGAGAACCTGGCGTCAGACACGATCGCCAAGCTCTTGCCGATGAGTTGCTGGAGACCAAACTGCTCGCCGATGCTTTCGACGGTTGGGCCGGCCACGTTCTGTTCTCCGACCAGTGCCCGCAGAATCCGTGCGATTGTGCCCTTGCCAGACCGCTTGGGGCCGACGATCAGCATCATCTTCTGTTGAGACGTGTCCGGGGCGAGGCAGTAGCCGAACCACTCTTGAAGCAGGTCCATCGACTCAAGGTCGTCGTCCCATAGGTCTTGAAGGAAGTTGACCCACCGACTCGACAGGCCCGCTGATGGATCGTGGTCGAACGGCAGGGCGGCCGTGTTGAAGTACCGCGGCGTCGGCTCGATGCGCTGCATGGTCGGCAAGTGGAGCAGGAACGATCGGCATGCGATGATATGGTTCGGGTCGAGGTCCGGGGCTGGTGAGTCCCCGCTGAGCCAGCAGGCCGGCTGGACGTCCTGTGTCAACATCGTGTGGTTGCGCAGCGCGTCGATGGCATTGTTGATTGACGCGGAGTTGTCGGGAAACGGCGATGCCTCATACTCCCCGGTCTGCTTGTTCAGACGCTGCTGGACCGAATTGTGAAGCCAAGGATGGATTTTGGCCTTGAGCGCAGCGTCCTCCATCTCCGCCCAACGGTTGTTCTCCCATGCGAGGAACCGGCCCGCATGGTAGTGGAGCGTCATCAGGCCCTGTGGATGCCGGTGGAACTGTTCGACGTAGGCCACGGCAGTCGGCAAGGTGCGGTCCTTCGACAAAACCAGTCGCCCATAAGCGTCGCGCTGCCCCAGTGTGATCGGGACGAATGCGTCGTATTGCTGCGGTGGTGGGCCGGGCTCGCATTCGCCGGGCTCTTCCATCTCCGGCTCAGGCTCCTCGTCAACCGGCATCGCCCCGCAGACTCGAGCGCGTGGCCGTGCCCATTCCAGCAGGCGGGGCCAGTCCCAGCCCTCGGCCAAGGCGTCCGCCGCATCCCAGCCGTCAGCCTCCACGTCTTGCACGTCCAGAATCTTGATCTCGGGGCAGTGCGGACGGAGCAGGCCCGCGATCTGCACCATGACGGCGTGACCCGGCTGCTCCTCGTAGGGCATCTGCTGGCCCGCCATGGCGTGTCCGCTGCCGTACTGGTGGCGGTCGGCGTCAGGCCACAGGAGCAGCCTGCGGCCGTGGGCTGGCGTCCAGTCCACGTGATGCGCGGCCTTCGATCCGCCGGGCCATGTGATGACGACGTAGCGGTCGCCAACGATCTGGCGTGCGGCGTCGGCGGCCTTTTCGCCCTCCACGATCAGGACCGGGGCCGTCTTGTTCGCTGCCAGCAGGTCCAGACCGTAGAGCGGACGGGGCTTCTCAAACGAGAGGTTGCACCACCTTCGGTCCGTCACGTTCCAGACCCACGGGATGATCTGCTTGCGGTCGCCCGGCTGCCTCGGGTCGTGACGGCTGATGTGCCCGATAACCTGACCGTCCGCGGTGCGGTAGGTCCAGTGTGACGAGGCGGGGCCGTGGACCTTGTGTGAGAAGTCTGGAGATGGGGCATCCGCCGGGGGCAAGCCGATGGTCGTCTTGCGGGCTGGTGGTTTTCGTGCCGGCGTTCGCGGCTGCGAGGATGAGCCCGACAGTTGCCTTGCGGCGTCGGCCTGGCTGATGCCCTTCATGGCGGCGTACAGCGCGACGAGGTCGCCGCCTCTGGCTCCACCGGCAAAGTCGGCCCACTGGCCCGTCTCAGTGTTGATCGACAGCGAGCCACCCGGGTCGCCTGCAAGATTGCCCACGACGAACTCGCGGCCCATGAACCTGCCCTGGGGGAACCACTGAGGGAGCAGGCTTCGGGCCTGGCTCAACAGGTCGGCTGCGATGGCTTGGAAGTCGATGGGCATGTCTCTGGTCGATCGGTATGGCGTTACTGTTTGGTCAGTAGTGCGACCGCCTCAGCCTCGCTTGTGGCCCGGCCTGCGATTCCGCCAGCAGCAAGTACCTGTTCGATGAACTGCCGCTGGTGCGGCTCCAGCCGTCCGCCGGGCTTCTTGACCTCAATGGCGGTGAACACCGCAACGGGGATCCCGCCGATCACACGGGGCGTCCACCCAATCAGGTCGCTGGAGCCGTGGCAGAGCCCGTAGGCGATCCGCTGGCCACGCTGGTCGAGCAGGACCCCGACGTTGTTGCGGAACAGCCTGGAGCCCGCAGCAGTCGCCGCGATGCGGATGGCGTTCTGGATGTCGCGTTCGGTGGTCATGGGGATGGGTGGGGCTCACTGCCGGTTGTCGGTGAACACCGAGCAGGTGATGTGGCTGTCACGGTCTTTGTTGGCCAGCGCGAAAAGCTGCATCGATATGACCGTCGCGTCGAGCATCAGGAAGTACTGGCCCTCGTCGTTCTCCATGAGCGCGCCGATGGTTTTCCACTTGCCCTTGGTCTGGCCGTTCTTCTCGTAGGTTCCGGTTTTAACGGAGATGTCGCCG